ATGCGCTCTTTAGAACGCTGACACATGCTGTGATAGTCGTGAGATGTGTAACTGACTGTGTGTTTATCGTCGTTCATTCTTCTGTTATTCCTTTTATTGTTTTACCAATTATAGGTAATGCCTCAAGCGAATCATCAGGTATAGGATTAGGCATCTCTCCTGCCAGTAGCGCACGAGCTACATCGGCTGTGTCTTCTATGACAGCAGCAGGAAGAGTAGCAGTAACAGGTGGGAACATATTAGAAACTATAGCGTTGACAGGATCACTCATAAACTTGTCGTAGCCATAGTCGTTAGCACCCATAGCACCGAACGTAAGAACAGAACCTACTTGGTATAATGCACCAATAGCGGCTTGCTCCGGGTCTGGTACGTCACCCTTAATAACCTGTCTACCCTCGTTAACAATACCGTAACCACCACCAGACAAGATCAAGTATCTCATTGCGTTTTCTAATGCTTGTCTCTTGTTACCGTTTTGCCACTCTTTAAATATTCTACGCTCCATCAAATCAAATTGCTTGATTGCAAAACCTTTGAGCATGTAGAACAAACGAGCATTAGGATTAGCTAAACCAAAAGCAGTCTGTGCCGCAGCGTTAATAGGCTGTAGTCTAAACAAATCAAACATAACAAGATCACGTACTAACTCACTACTAGTATTACCAGCAGCTATGTCTCTCTTTAGTTGATCTATTTCAGGCTTACTGAAACTGTACTGCCACTTGTTGTCGAATGAACCATTAGCTATATCTTGTCTTGCTTTACGAAAAGAAGCACCCATGATACGGCTCTTACCAAACTGATCTAGCTTGGAAAAACCAGACCACTTCATAGACCATTCAAGCAGAGACTCACTAGCCTGTGCCGCATTCTCTAAGAACTGGTTACCACTTATCTTTTCTCCAAGTAACTTTTGATCAGTACCTTTTCGTGCTTTACGAACAAACTCACCAAACACTTGTCTAGCAAGGCCCATATCAGCAGGGTTAAATGTAATACCACCTCTATCAAACAAAGCACCTACTACATTCTTAACACCTAACTCAAACGATGCGTTGAACAAGTCGTGTATGTTCATCAATGCACCATATGGATTAGCAATAGTACCTACATAACCAAGGCTACGCACCAACTCTAACTCATGGGACATACCTTTGTTGGCGTTGATACCAAGATCATCAATGATTTGTTTTGCATTATTAATCTGTACCTCAGACAGCCCTTCACGCTTGAGTGCCTCTTCAATAATACGATCATCAAACAACTTGAACGAACCAGCTTCTTTTGCTGCTGTTTCTTCTAATGTCTTTTTACCTTGGGCGACAAGAGGCTTTCCTGCTGTACGGAAACCAAGCTGTTTACCTAACTCCATACGTGTTAGTGTTTGACGTTGCCATCTCCAATGAGAGTCAAATATGTTTTCATAATCCTTGTTAGGATCTTTATTTTTCTTTCTCCACTCTTTCATAGATGGACGCTTAATATCTTTAGAAGCAGCATCTTCTGCTTTAGCCTCTGCTTTCTTTCTGAAAGAGCGCAGACTAGAATCTTTAGCAGTAGTGCTTAAATTAGAGTGCATCCAAACACGAGACAAATCACCAGCAGTTACCTCTCTTCGATACCGCTTAGAAAACTCTAAGTTGTCATCAAAAAATTGATTAAGGCGTCCTTCTGCATCCTTGCCTATCTTATTCTTAGCTATGTTAATAGCAACTCGTAGACGTTTTTCTCTAAACTCTTGGGATAAACGTGCATTCATTGTATCCAACAAAGCATCGTTAAACTTTACATTTGTTTCTGCTAGTTCACGGAAAGGTTCCATACCCTTCCACATTCTATCTAGTACAGTTTGACCGCGCACAACACGGTTCATACCGATAATAATACGCTCAGAAAAAGAACGACCAACTGTCTCTTCAGCAAGAGTAGCAAGAGGAGAAGCTAGTCTACGTAACTTAACGATAGTACTTTGTGCTTGTGGTATAGTGTTATTAGTATCTGCAATAAGACGTTTAGTAGTCATGTCTATTAAGTCTTGTCGCAAGAAAGTTAAGTCTTCTAATGTGTCAAAGGGTTGGTTTATTAAATCCCTCAACTCTTTAATTTCTTTATTAGAGCCATAGACTTTATTAAATTGCTTCATGTTAACACCCATATTTTCAGCGTAAGTACGCATACGGGTTAACATGCTGCCTAAGTCAGAAGGATCAGCACCTTGTCTTCCTACCACATCTCCTAAATATTCTATCTCGCGCATAAGTAGTTGCGTAGCTAACTCATCGTTAGTTATTTGAGCAGTAGGACGATCTATTCTTGCTTCTTGTAGTAACTGTTCTTGAAGGTTTGCTTTCTGTGCGTTAAGTTCTTCAACAGAACCAACCTGACGGCCTAGTTGTGGATCAAATATACTGTCAAAAATTCGACCTACAATGGCACCGCCAGCACCATAGTAGGCACCTTTCTCTAATCTATCTATAGCATCTTCACCACTACCAATACCATAAGCACCAGTTTCTAAACCGCCTGCTACAGCACCTGAAGTTACACCTAAAGCGCGTAATCCACTAATGACACCAACGCTTGTTGGTAATGCTCCTGCAACTTCACCATAAAAAGCAGCACGAGGACTACGCAATTCGTAATCAGCCATCTCTTCACGGATACGTTTCAAGGCTACGTCATATGGCTCGTCCGAAAAGAACGCTTCTAGCTCTTCACCAAACTGAAGGGTAGCGCCAGATATAACTTCTCGTATTAGACCTATTCGATCTCTTTCTTTTATGGCTTGTATCCTGTCTAGATACGCATCAACAGGATCACGTTCACGAACAGGAGCAGTAGGTTGAGGTTGTGGGGCAGCAACTGCTGGGCGAGGTTGTACTACTTTATTTAAATACTCTTCAACAGGATCTACTTCAGGCACAACTTTCAGATCACGCTGTGGTACAGCTACCTCACTAGGAACTCTAGGTTGCATAGCAGCCATCTGAGTAGATGCTAGTTCAGCTTCTACACGAGGCATAGAACCAACAACACGGTCAAGGTATTTCTCTACCGGATCAGGCTCTAACACTTTCATTTGAGTAGCAGCTAGTTCAGACTCAAGGCGAGGAGTAGACGTAGGAGGTATAGATACTAAGTCACGTTGAGGAACGCTAACAGGACCTACAGCCTGTGTTGGTACACGTTGTGCATCAACAGTTACTTCAGGGAATCTACCGGTACGTTGAGGTGTAGTTACTTCTTCTAATTGAGGACGTTGAGGTATAGGAATCTGCCCACGCTTTGTAGGAATAACAGGCTCAAGAACTCTATCAGGAACAGGACCAGCACCAGTTAATAGACCAACAGACTTATATGTGTCAGCTACCTTCTTGACATCAGTACGTACTTCTTGTAATGTATCTTCAAGTTTCTTACGATCTATTTCATTAGGAAACGTAGCTGCATAGTCGGTAAGTTTGTCCAATTCTTTTTGAGGTGCTTCTTCGTCTTTAATTCTTAGATCACCAAGATCAACTGACTCAACTGTAGTAGGTTTAAATGTTACACCTTCATCTGTAATTCTTAAATTGCCCAGCTTAATTGAATCAACAGGCTTACTTTCTAAGTTTTGAGGTACTGGTATATCTTTAGGTAACGGTAAGAATTGATTTGTTCTTTGAATAGTTTCTTTGTCTGGATTAGTATGATGCTTACGAAAATAAAAATCTCTACCAGCATTAATATCACCAGTAGCTATCTTAGCTATGTTATCGTTCTTTTCCAGCCTGTACATACGTATAAGAAAAAGTTCCTCTTGCTCTAAAGGACTAAGCTTGCGAGGATCTTTATGTTCTTTTGATTCTTGAATGTATTCAGGTTCAGGAAGACCAGCTTTTCTAAAGTAAAGAGAAGCAGCCTCTACGTCTTCTGAAAAAGGCGCAGGAAACCATTGGAAATCACCCAGTGCACGATTACCCGTAACTTTATTAGCTTTCCCTGTAGTGTTTCTACCGCCAGAACTTTCTATTTGTTTGACTGCATCTACGTATGTTCTAATATTCTCTTCAGACTCTAAGGGAGACACACCAATATCGGAGAGCATCCACATTACAATAGGTCTGCTAAGAAGCGGGTCTACTACTTTTGCTTCTAACTCTCTAGCTTCAGCCATTAGCTATTAATTCCTTATTGGTCGACCGCCTGATAACATTCCTGCTTGCGCTCTTCTTCGTGCAGCTTCCTTATCAATGTCAGTTAAAGTCTGTACAGCACCTGATCTCATCTGTGATGGTGTCATAGCAGGAGCAATACCACCACTAGCAACAGGGGCAGGCGTCATTGCTGGTGCCATAGAGGTACGACCTAAGAAAGCAGCTTGAGCATCTGAAACAGTTTGAGGTCTTTGTTGAGGTAATACAGGTTGAGCTACTTCTTCCTGTTCTTTTTCTATTGCTTTCTTAGCTTGACGAGCGTTCAATTCTCTTATAGCATCTTTTCTACTTAGGTCTTCTTTGTCCATAAGATACTGAATAGCTTCTTCTCTATCTGCTTTAGTTTGTCTAGCTTCCTCAACATTTAACATTCTACCAAACTCAAGTTCCTCACTGTATTTTTCACCCATAAAGTCAAGTGCGTTTTTTACAGCAACAGAAGCATCTATGCTAGGGTTCTTTTCGTACTCAGCACCAACAAACTTAACAAAGTCATCTTTTAAATCTTCGTTGTCAAAAACTTCACGCGCAGTTTCAACTGCATCTCTGCCAAAAATAAATTCAGAAATACTGTCTTTTCTAATAAAGTTATTAATAAACCCTGTAGACTGAGCTTCAACAGCAGCACTGGAAAACTGAGCTTCTCCTTGTCTTTTTACTTCTGCTGTTACTATTCCTCTAATAGCTTTTGTTGCATTCAACAGTTCACCTACAGCACGGTCGCCTTCTTTGTTGTACACGGCCATATGCTTTTGGAACATAGGATTTTGTTCAAGTATCTTTTTGTTCTTTTCAATAAAAGACAAAACCTCTGGAGACAGAGTACGCGCATCTTCGTTTTCTCGCTCAGAAACAATTATCTTACGTAGCTCAGTAGCTTGCTTTATTACAGCAGGCCGCTTGTAATCTGGTATTGCTGAACTCCCTACATAATCAGTAATATTTGTAATAGAAGGATCAGATGCTATGGTTTGAGCTATGCCGGTAAGCATTTGATCTTCTTTTGCTTGAAGAGCGTCATACTGTTTTTGCATACTATTAGCAGCAGTAATCAATCCTTTTGCTCTTGCAGGGTTTGTTACAGCCATACTAGCCGCCATAGAACGTATCTGAGCAATACGCTCAACAGTAGGAGGACCAGAAATTAAATTAGTCATCCTTTGCTGTGCTTCTTTCTCCTGTTTTTGTATATCTAAAACAGCAGGAAGTTGGCCTACACTTTTTGCAGCCTCAAACAAACCCTTCTGATAAGTTGGTTGAAGCAGACCTTGTAAAAATGCTTGTGAAAATTTAGCCATGTTTATTCAACCTTATCCTATGCCAAACAGAGAACCGATAGCTGTACCGACACCACCACTCTTAGTAGCTACTGGGCTAAACAGACCACCTAACAATCCAGAACCAATACCACCAAGAAGGTTAGCTCTTGCTTGCTCTGCAATAAGTTGAGCTTCGATACCTGTCATCATAGTCTCACCGTACTGACCAGTACCAAACAACTGAGCTTGCTGTTGCAACTGCGGGAACAACTGAGTAGCTTGGATAGCACTTAGAAGTTGTGCTTGTGGTACGTATGCACCGCCTAGTGCGCCAAGGCCAAGTTGTTGTTGCGCCTGTTGTAGACCCATACCACCTGTCAACAAGCCCATACCGCCAGTAAGAGCTTGTAATGCTTGCATCTGTTGTGCTGTTTCTAATGCTTGTCGTTGAGTGGCAATGTTAGAACCTAGCTGACCGTAAGTAGCACCAATGTCAGCCGCTTGTCTTTGCTCTTGTTGTGCTTGAGTTAGTGCCATCAAAGCTGCTTGGTTCTGTGAAGACTCCTGTGCCTTAGCTAATGCTAACTGCTCTGGCGTACCACCAAACATAGCTGTCTGTACACCGCCTCTTCCTTGGTTAAACAAACGCTCCTCTAATGCAAGCCTTTGTCTTTCTTCTTCACCAAGCTGTGTAGCCCTGATACGGTTGTACACATCTTGTTCTCTACCAGCCATAGGCATACCAGCTTGGCCCATAAACTGACCACCAAGACCAAATGCTTGTTGTGCTGCTGCTTCCTGCTGAGACAAACCAAAAGGCATAGCACCTACTTGAGCTTGTCCTGCACCAAGAAGTTGTTGTCCTGCACCAGCTAGTTGTTCAGCACCTACAGGACCAACACCAAAGCGTTGACCAGCTTCACCAAGAAGAGTGCCAGCTAATGCACCTTCAGCACCGCCTAACGATAAAGCGGCACCGCCAAGTTCATCTACACCTAACTGACCACCCATTCCTGTTGTAACAGTAAAAGGTTTAAATGCAGCCATTTCAGGAATTTGACCAGCAAGAGTTGTAGCTTCTGCTTTAGCTGTTTCACCGACTGTTTGTAAACGATCATAAGCCTCTTTGGTAAGAAGACCAGCACCGGCTGTGGCACCTACTCCTAATAATGGACCCAAAAGGTCATCAACAAAATCAACCATTAGTAAGTCCCTCTACTTTTATTATAATTAATCATAGCGTTTTACCTATCAGTGCTAGTACATTCATTTCCTGTATAGACAGTGCGTAGCCGTTGATGTCTGTCTCAAGACCCACGCTGATTACTGATCCGTAACCTGTTGTGTTAATAGAAGAACGACTAATGATTGTGCCTTCTTCTGAAAACTCTGCTACGTTATACTCAGACTGTCCGTAGAATCCGGGTGTAGCACTGCTGGTTCTAAACGTGCTAGTGCTGGTTGCTGTTGAAAAGTCGTAAGACCACTTGAGAAATATGTCTGCGTTGTTTCCACCAATAATCGTAGGTCTAATCTTTTTCAACATCTTAATCTTAGACGGATCACCAAAGCTCAAGCCGGGGCTGTAGTAACGGAAACGATAAATGTTACCGTTGTCAAAGTAGTTGTTGTACGTTCCTACGCCCGCCGCTGTGCCTATGTATATGTCGCCGTTTCTGTCCCTGTGAAAACACTTAAAGTCTACACTAGGCCATCGTGTTACCCTGTACGCACCGTTTTCCAGTGTACCTCGTATATCAAAGCAGTACACAAGGTTAAGATCAGGAAAGCACAGAAGATAGAAGTAGTTCTCAGGACTGTACACCGTACTAACTGGTTCTGCTTTACCTCTAGTATTAGCAATCAGTTCCTGTTTGATGTTTCTGCTCAAGT